AGAGCTGGAGTGCAAACAGCTGCTAACAGCTATTCTGGAGGCGCTGGAGCAACACAAAGCTCTGGTTCTAGCAGTCAATCAAGCGTAACAAACTCAAACACAGGAGCTAACTCATCATCTTCTGGCGGAATCAGTACCACAAGCTCACCTAGTGCATCGGATCAATTTGCGAGTGCAAGTGCACAAACTAATCAAGTTTTATCAATGTCGGACAGCGCGGGTGGATCTAGCGGTGTATCTGTATCTATTGTGCCTTTGCCTACTTTCGATAACCAAGCATCTTCGGCTGTTGCAGATGTCCAGGTTTCTAATGTCCAAGGACAAATTGATACTGCGTCATCTGGAGTGATGACTGCATCGGAGGCCGATCAAATAGCAGATAAAATTATTGCTGCAAACATAGAGGCGCAACAAGAAGAAATAGAACAAGAGCAAGAAGACACTGGTCAATACGGTGACGAAAGCACGCTCGTTGCTTTGATTGGATATGTGCCAGGGTTTAATTCATACGAACAAGTTTCTATGGTAGACAGTACAGATTGGTATATTAGTGCAAATATTTATACTTCTGCTACACTAGATGACAATACCGAGGCTTTTTTTGGCCTGGTCAATAAAAATTTAAAAGGTTTGGGCCAGATGATTGAGGACCAACCTAACCTTTGGAGGTAAAAATGGATTGGTTTCAAAGCAAAACTACACAAATAATTGCTCTGGTTGGAATCGTGGGTACGCTAGCTGGATTCGGCTACACGGGAGCCGAGTACGTCAACAGGTTAGAAAACCTCGAATCTAAGATAGGCGGTATTAGCGAGGCAGAGGATAACGTGCAAATGATTGAAGAGCGATTTGCGTCTATAGAAACATCTGTACAATTTTTAGAAAAAGAAATTGACAATATACAAGTCCCGGATGTCACAGAAATTAAAACAGACATAGCCACAATTATAGCTGACTTACAAAGTCTTAATAACAACCTGGAAAAATTAGAAACTAAACTTGAAAAGAAAGACGATAATCCACTAAACGGATAATGCGTATTTTATTAGTAAGTTTGGCCCTTACTGCCTGTGCATCCGCACCAGTGCAAAAAGAGTGGAATGATAGATACGACCCAGCGGCCTGGCGTGCACAATTTGAAGTTTGCAAAGGTTTGTTCTACACAAATTATCCAGAAGAAATAAAAAGAGATGAATGGTCTAAGTGCATGGATAAGGCAGAAACCTAATGCAGCAGATATTCATAGGTATAATTTTAGTTCTTGGTTTTGCTACCTATTATTTCTATAGTCAAAATCAAATACTACAAACCAACAATGCAGTCTTGGAAGGCGCAGTAGCAACGCAAGAAGAGGCAATAAAATCAATACAAGCAGACTTTGAATTGCAGACACAACAGCTGCAAGATCTAAGTGTTAAAAGTCAAGCTGCACAAAGAGAATTAAGCAGATACACGCAGTTTATACAAAACTATGAATTAGCGTCTAAAATATTGGCTGACCCAGTAGAAATGGAAAGGAAAATAAATAATGGTACAAAACATATCATGGAAAACATCGAGCAAATCAGTAGCACTATTGATGGTCTTGATAATGGCTTGCAGTTGCAGCCTACTTCCAACTAAACAAATACAAGTTACTGCAAAGCCTTTAGAAAAAAAGATTGTGCAGCCGATCATGCCTAGAGAAATCGATCTCAAGGAATTGCAATGGATCGCAGTAACACCAGATAATTGGGAAGAGCAAGTAGCAAGAATTGAGGATCAAGAGGGCGAATTGGTTTTCTTAGCTATGACGATTCCAGATTATGAAGTTATGGCCTATAACATGCAAGAGATAAAAAGGTACATAACAGAGCTTAAAGACGTAGTGGTTTACTACAGAAAAGTTACAACAACAGGGGAAAAAGAATGAATATATCAGAAGAAGGCAAAGCCTTAATTAAAAAATTTGAAGGGTGTAAGACTGAGGCATATTTGTGCAGTGCGGGAGTGCCTACCATAGCTTTTGGCAGAACAAAAAATGTAAAAATGGGTGATACTTGCACGCAAGAACAAGCAGATGCTTGGCTTGAAGAAGAGCTTGAGGAATACACTGGCTATGTAAACGATGCGGTAACCCAAACACTAGACCAAAACCAACTAGACGCTATGGTTGCCTGGACTTACAATCTTGGGCCAACCAACCTTCGCAGCTCTACGCTCCTTCGTGTTTTAAACGAAGGTAAAATGCAAGAAGTCCCACAACAAATGCGCCGCTGGAATAAGGCTAATGGTAAAGTTTTGCCGGGCCTAGAAAGACGCAGGTTAGCAGAATCAATGTTATTTGAAGGAGATCCAAACTGGCATGAGGTATAAATACTTACCTGTAGCAATATTTACAATTATTATTATTTTGCTCGCTATGTTTATTAATCTATACTTAACCTAGGCATTTCGGTGCTTAGGGTTAGGTAGCTACTATGTCACTACCTGGTTGCCTGGCCCGACTTTATAAAAATGAATGAAGTTTCTTTAAAAGATTTCGATATATTATCCGAGCAAGACAAAGCCGAGGCTGTAGCTTTGCTACACAGATACGATCAATTAGATAAACAAGATTCTTGTCAAAAAGATTTTATTGGTTTTGTCAAACACATGTGGCCAGAGTTTATAGAAGGCCGCCATCATAAAATTATTGCAGAAAAATTTAATAAAATTGCAGACGGTAAACTTAAAAGATTAATAGTATGTTTACCGCCTAGGCACTCAAAATCAGAATTTGCATCAACATACTTTCCTGCTTGGATGATGGGTCGCAGGGGCAATCTTAAAATAATCCAGACCACGCATACCGCCGAACTAGCGGTGAGGTTCGGTCGTAAAGTCAGAAACATTATTGACAGCGAAGAATATCAACATATTTTTCCGGATCTACAGCTGCAAGCAGATAACAAATCAGCAGGAAGATGGACTAGTAACCAAGAAGGCGAGTTCTTTGCTGCTGGTGTCGGTGGTGCTATTACAGGTCGTGGTGCGGATCTTTTGGTTATTGATGATCCACACTCAGAACAAGATGCACTATCGCCGAAATCTTTAGAATCTGCTTATGAATGGTATACCTCTGGTCCTAGACAGCGTTTACAGCCAGGAGGAATTATCGTTATTGTTATGACCAGGTGGTCCACCAAAGATTTGGTTGGCAAAGTCTTAAAAAAACAAGGCGATGAAAATGCTGACCAATGGGAAGTGGTGGAGTTTCCTGCAATTATGCCAGAATCAGAGTTACCTTTATGGCCAGAGTTTTGGAAAAAAGAAGAGCTGCTAGGTGTCAAAGCATCTTTACCTGTTGCAAAATGGAACTCTCAGTGGATGCAAAATCCGACCGCAGAAGAAGGATCCATTGTAAAAAGAGAGTGGTGGCAAAGATGGGAGCACGAAGATATACCGCCATATTCTTATGTAATACAAAGTTACGATACGGCTTTTTCAAAAAAAGAAACTGCTGATTACTCGGCTATAACCACTTGGGCAATATTTAATGCTGGTGATGAAAGCGCAGATGCAATTATGCTTTTAGATGCCAAAAGAGTTCGAGTTGACTTTCCAGAGCTGAAAAGAATGGCCATGGAGGAGTACAGATATTGGAACCCAGACTGTGTATTGATTGAGGCCAAAGCATCTGGGACACCACTTACGCATGAATTGAGGCGCATGGGCATACCTGTTACAGCTTACAGTCCAAGCAGAGGCCAGGATAAAATAGCCAGAATGAACAGTGTGGCACCTATATTTGAATCTGGAATGGTTTGGGCCCCGGAACATGATTTTGCAGATGACGTAATTGAAGAAATGGCGTCTTTTCCATTTGGAGATTATGATGACTTTTGCGATAGTGCTACAATGGCTTTGATGAGATTTAGACAAGGCGGCTTTGTTTCATTAGATGAAGATTATCAAGACGAGGCCAGGCTTTTAAAATCGAACAGACAGGTTTATTATTGATGAAGATATTTATAACAAAATTTATCTGGGACGGAGATGAATATACGGGCCCAGATATACACGCAAGTAATCATGCTAACGCTGAATTAATAGCAGAGGCACAAGGGTTAATTCTTGAAGGAGAATTACAAAGCATTGTTCAGCTTGAGGATCTTGACGACATTAATCGACCCAGAGTGCTACACTAAAAATTATGGCAATAGAAAAAGCACTCGGAACCGAAAACAATCCAGACATTAGGGTACAAGGATCTTCTGTTGAAGTTATGCCAGAAGAAACCAGGCAAGATCAAATTGCCAATGCAGCACAAATTTTAGTCAACGAAGAAGAAATATTGTTAGACGATGAAATGTTGGAAGAACCAGCTCCACAGATGGATTTTAACGCTAACCTGGTTGACTTTGTAGACGAATCTATTTTACAAAAAATATCATCTGATCTTTTAAGTTCTATTAAGAGCGACAAACAATCCAGGTCCGAATGGGAAAAAACATACACCGATGGCCTGCAATACCTAGGCATGAAGTTTGATGAGTCTAGGTCACAACCCTTTGAAGGATCCTCTGGAGTAATCCATCCCATTCTTGCAGAGGCAGTTACACAATTCCAGGCCCAGGCTTATAAAGAAATGCTGCCAGCGAAAGGTCCTGTAAAAACAGAAATAATTGGTGCGAGGACAATAGAAACAGAAAACCAAGCTGAAAGAGTCCAGGAGTTTATGAACTATTACATTATGAATGTAATGAGTGAGTATGATCCAGAGCTTGATATGCTTTTGTTTTATCTGCCGTTAGCCGGATCTGCATTTAAGAAAGTTTATTTTGACAGTGTAACTAATAAGGCAGTATCTAAGTTTATACCGCCAGAGGATTTAATTGTTCCTTACGAGGCATCTGACATGTCCTCAGCTGAAAGAATTACACATGCAATCAGCATGTCTCTCAATGAAGTCAAGAAACAACAAATTACTGGTTTTTATGCTGATGTTGAGATCTCAGATGAAACTTATGACGATGACGAGTCTGAAATTGATAAGGCCATAGATGAAATACAAGGTATTGAGCCAAGTTACAAAGAAGATAGAAACAGAACAGTTTTTGAAATACACACTGTTTTAGATATAGAAGGTTTTGAAGATTTAGATGCAGAGGGCAGACCAACAGGATTAAAGCTACCATACATTGTTACCATTGATGAGGATTCAACCTCTGTTCTAGCGATACGCAGAAATTACCAAGAGACAGATCCTCTTAAAAATAAAATTAATTATTTTGTGCAATACAAGTTCCTACCGGGCCTAGGATTTTATGGACTTGGCCTGTCACACATGATTGGTGGTATATCTAAAGCTACCACATCTATTTTAAGACAACTTATTGACGCAGGCACATTAGCTAATTTACCAGCTGGTTTTAAATCCAGAGGCATGAGAATTAGAGATGAGGACGAGCCTTTGCAACCTGGAGAGTTTAGAGACATTGATACAACCGGTGGATCTCT